CATTAAGTCTTGGATTGTAGCAATTGTTTTGGCGCTTGTCTGATCCATTGCAGCTTTGATTTTGGTTTCAACGTCTGGCCCTGATCCTGTTGCGTCGATATTGTTGATCACAGTTACGCCTCCACCACCTCCAACAGCGTTTTTCAGGTTCTCATTAGTGGCAATTCGGCCAGACGTTCCCATTGTTAACAACTCTGGGCCGCGCTCACCAACCAAATATGATTCGCCGCCTCTTACCTGACCGCCTAATGCTCGACCGCCAGCAATACTTCCAATTGTTTGGCCTGCAATAATTGCTACAGAGGCATACCCCATTGCCTTGACCATGCCTGCCGAAGCCAAGAACCCAGGCACACCTGTCAACACTGACGCCTGAGCGCCAGCAGTAATAGCAGCCATTTCAGTAGCAACAATTGTTTGTGCAATGGCAAGCCCTTGTTGAACCACGTAAGCCGCTTTTGCCGCTGCTGATTGCTCTCCAAACGCGCCAGCCATCAGTGCGGTTATTTTCCCCGCAAACGCTCCGGCTGTTTGATATGCCATTTGTTCTGCTGCTAATCTATATGCGAGTCTGTCAGCAGTTGCCGTTTTCTCTATCTCAGTTTTAGCCGCTTCAAATTCTGTGGCAGAAATAAGCTCATTTGCGCGGTCTTCTGCCAGCTTGGCCTGTTTTGCATCTTCAATGAGCTTGATAGCCTCATATTCTGTGGTTCCTGCTAGCATGATTGAATCAAGTCGGCTTTGAGCGGCAGCTTTTTGTGCGACCAACCTTGCTGCGTTTCTATCTTCATCTCTTTTGGCTGCTAGTGCTGCGGCCGCAGTCTTTGCGGCTTCCCTTTTTTGCTCTTCTTCTGCGCCTTCAACCAACGGGTCTAAGCCAGGCGCACCAGACGTTCTTAGTATTCGCCTAGTCGCCGCCAAAGCAATTAATGTATCATTCGCGCCTTTTGCCGTTGCAGCGGCGTCAGCAATTTGATTTTGCAATTCGTAAAATGCAGCGGTTCCACCTCTACCTGTTGCTGCAACTTCTGCCAAAACATTGTTAAGCCCCATCATTGAAGCAAAATCGTTTGGCTTTAATTCTGATACGGATTGGAGAAAACTTAAACTTTGAGTCCTCGACATTCCGTATTTTTTACTTAAATGATCAAGTTGCTGAGACAAGTTGGCCATTTCCGTTGAACCACCAATATAAGCGTCTGTGGTTTTTTTGGTCATTGATTCAACAGTGGCTCCGCTAGCAGCTAACGCCTTAAATTCTCTATTGAGCTGAGAAACAGTTGCCCCGTTATCTAAAGTCGCTACTGATAAAACTCCAATTTCTCTTGATGTAGCCGCAATAATTCTTTTGCTGTCAAACATCAAGCTGCTGAGCTTTGCTAATGCGCCGACTTGTGAAGCCTTGGCAAGCTCATATATTTCTCTCGATAATTCAAGCGTCCCGTCTTTTGTTTTCTTCATTGAAGAAGTTACGCCAGCAAGCGTATCGTCAAGATCAGACAAAGCAGTGTCGGCAGTTCCAATTGAGTTATACAGAACTCCAGCAAGCATAGACCCAAAGGCGATGAACGCGCCAAGTACAGCGCCACCAGGGCCAAAGATGGAAGCTAGTTGAGGGCCTTGTTGACCTAGAATTATGAACGCTGAGGTTCCCATTTGGGCTTGCACTGCGATGTCTTGCAGTTGATATGAGACATTCTGAGTCGCGCCTTTCATCGCGCCAAACTTGCCTTTCACGACATTGGAAGAGTCGCCTATCTTTTTTAGGTTTTTGTCTGCATTGCTGGTAGCCGTAGAAGCTCGACCTGCAGATTGCGACAACTCATCTAGTTCGTTTGATACTTTGTCGGTTTGAGTTATAAGAGCTGCTTCAGCGCGATTCAAATCAATAACGCTGACCTTTGTCTTGTTTAACTCGACATCCGCTCTTTTAGCCGAATTTGTTACGCCGTCTAGCTCTTTTTTGACTTTTTGGGTTTGCGGAACCAAGGCTTTTTCAGCCATTTCCATCTAGGAAATCGTTGATTCGGTCTTTTCAACTTGTATTTCTACTTTCTTCGCGCTGCCGCTCAACTCATCCATAGCCTTTGACGCAGCTTTGATGCCGACGGTGCTAATTTCTATGCCAAGAGTTGTAAGGTTTTCAGCCAATTTTGTTCACCTCTAAAGAGTACAAGTCGTCAAGCGTCCTGATCAAGTCGATTTCAAATACAGACAAATCACCATAGATGCTGATATATGCCTGAATCTCAGTATAACTAATGGCACCTTCAGCAGCGTTTTTTAGGCTGACAAACAGTGACCACAAATAATTCAACTCATGACGCAAAACTGGGGCATCTTGAAGCTCTTTTGGCTTTCTGCCCAATGACTTCTCGACTTGTTTGAGACTAGCCATCCGGCTGACCTTCGATCCCTTATCATAACCAGATGCCCAAAACTGCCATCTAGCATAGGTTGATAGTTCGTCTGTCAGCCCTTCGTAAAATTTTTGCGATCACCCAAAAACCTGTCAAGCTGCGTTGCTATGTTTGGCGAGTTTTCGTACAGTTGAAGTGCTTTTTCTTTGGTGAATTCAACTTCAGCCTTGCCGTCGTTCAACCCCCGCCAGCCAATAGTAACTGCCGCAAGCAATTCAGCCTCACCGCCTTCTTCTTCGGCCAGTAACTTGCGTTGATACGCTCTCACAGACGTTCTGTAGGCTTTTGAGTCGATACCCTGAATCCTGATATAGAAATCAGTCAACTCGCCATCTACGGGGCTTACAATGCGTAATTCAGCCCCGTCTTCATGTTTCTCAACAGTGTATAAACTTTTAATGTCCATTCATTCCTCCCGTTAAATAAACGGGGCCGTTAAGCCCCGCAGGTTTTATGCCGCTGACCTTGTTATCTCAATCTAAGAGCCAGTGCTTGCGTCATACAATGCCACAAAATCAAGCGAAACAGTAATTGCACCTGGGCCACCTACTTCTGGATTGCCTGAATTGTACTTGATATTTGGCAGGTCAACTGTGTAGCTGTTGCCAGCAAGGTCTGTCAGCACAAAAGACAGGCTCGATGCTGTTTCAGCAATAAACTTGTCGATCAGCGTGGCGTCTTCAAAGTAGGCAGTGATTGAGCCGGTTACAGTAGACTTGCCGATTGATGGCAGCAATGTTTCGTCACTACCGACAACGTACAACGCTTCCATGCCGTTGTCGATTGACAGGTCTATTGATGTCACTACAGCGATGCTTGAGCCGCCCTCAGTGATTGACCCAGTAAACGAATCAAATGGCGCTGTGGTCGTTTCTGCTGAGTACGTGGCGCCGCTGATTGCTGTACTAGCAACCGAGAACGCTTTGCCAATGACGCTGAATGATCCAGTTACCATTGAATTAGGCGCTACAGACAAAGACAAAGCATTGAAGCTGCACCCTGTTGACCGAAGGTATTTGCCGATGTCAGTGTGATGACGTTCGACTGTGTAGCTGCGGCGAGTCGTGCCAGCAATCAATACGTCTGTCGCCCATGTTCCGGCCAATGTCGCCTCAAGCAAGTCATCAAATGTGCCGTATGAAAGCTCAATGTTAACGTCACCGGATACGCTCTTGTTGCCGTGTCGATAATTGGCTATCTGGCGGTCTTGGCGTAATTCTTCAGACTCAATTGCGTCTTTAGACAAACCAATCGTTGTTCCAGTGTGCCGAATTGGCGTAAATGTTGGCGTAGTTGGTGTGGTGCCGAAAACGGATTCGACCACATAAGCCATGTCGTGCCGCGATCCTGTTGCTATTGTCATGATTTACCTCGGGGCTACATGAGCCATGTAATTGATTGTGACCGAAATTAGAAACCGATCTTCTATTATTGTGCCATTGGTGCGCGAAACATCACCTAGTCGAACAGTGGTGTCATTGTACAACAAATCAGTTCCGCGCTTAAAATGATTTGCCACAGCGTCAGCCTTGGCTTCTGCTGCATTTCTGCCCTTTCCTGCTTGAGCAAAAATATCAATTTGATACAACCCTAAATATTGATCAATGCCGGTTGTGCCAAGCCCTGCCTGAGTAGTTGCCCCAGCAAGGTTTGTTGGTCTCAAATACATTCCGGTCTTTGTCGGTTTGTATACGGTGTTCTGCCAAGCAACCGGAGTTGACCCAGTTAATGTATTGAGTCGCGAATCAAGTGCTGAACTGATGTCAGAAAACGTAGTGCTCATTGTTTAACCTTCTGCAATGCTTCTTTGATGGCGTTCTCAAATCCAGCGATTGATACTCTGAGCATCCCCATTGGTCTTTGCTTCCTGCTGTGGCCGTATTCTACCGGCACAGCGTATGGTAAATTATTTGTCAGGAAGATCGACTCTTCAACTCCCGAATTATAGACTATTGACTCCATTTCTTTTAATACGTCGCCACCTTCTGGGTCTATTCTTGCAATCTCTGTATGAATTGGCGTGTTCAATGAAGTCTGCCAGTTTCCTCTTAATCTCCCACCCGTATAACCTGGCGGGGCTTTTCTAGGCTTGCCGTTTACTTCCTGCCAATAATCAGGACTTCCAACAGGCGTTGCTTTTACTATGTCGGTGAATATTTTGATTGCCGCGTATTTTTTAACGTCAGCAATGTCTGTTTTTGTTTTTTCCGCAAAAGCCTTAATGTCTGAGCTGAAGGTCATAATAAATATCCGTTCCAGCGGGTGAAATGATCCGAACATCCATTACTCGATAATCAATGCCAGCAAACAAGCAGTTGTCATCAATGAGCGGCTCACCATGACCGGCCTGAAACATTAGCCGAACATCTGCTGCTTGGATTGTTTCGCCATTGATCTCAGACTTCGAGAACATCATTCGAGCGCCCTTGCCGGTGATTGTCAGAGTGGTTCCGCCTGTATAGCTGCCAGTGACAGGGTTGAACGTATCGCCGCTTGCTCTTGTCAATACGGCT